TCACAAACTTTGGTGTTCATCGTCTGAATCTCCTAGTAGAGTAGGAGCCATGCCATTAAAGACATTAAGAGCACCACGAACATTTTCCCGAGTGTAACTTTGAGTCATTTGCAAAGATGAGTGGCCTAACCAGTGCATGACATCAGTTGCAACTTGTCCATTGGTGAGTGCCATGGTAGCAAAGTAATGTCGGAATATGTGAGGGGTAATATGAATTCCAGCTGCTTCACCCACTTTATTCAAAACCTTATTTGCTTGCTGTACTCCCATTGGCATACCGGTCTTTTCATTTACAAATAAAAAACTTTCATCATTAATGTTTCTATGTGTCTTTGAATAAATATTTTGACTATAGGTGATGGCGTAATGGCAAATATTGAGCATTTCACCACGTACATATATTGTGCGGTAGCTTGAGTTATTCTTTAAGTCACCGCCGTCTGGTTCTGCGTTGGTACGACCTTTCTTAAATTGGATTGCACAAACTTCTTCATCATTCCATTGTGAGAACCTAAAAGAACTGAATTGCAGTCCCATAAGTTCTTCACGTCGTTCCCCGAGCGTTAGAAGGGCTAACATGCAGTATTGATACTTTGACAAGACACTAGGTGCTACGGCCATGAGTTGGTTATACTGTTTTTCAGTGATTGTTTTTGATGACGGTGATTTACCACCATCAATTGAGATACCACTCAACTTGTTTTTCACAATCACATCATTCCTGGCAGCATCATTCATCAATATTTGCATTACAGAATTGGTTGTAATAATAGTGTTCTTGGCATAACCATCTTTGATCATTTGATCGATAAAATTTTGATAACTTTGCCTAGTGATTTCATTGATTTTCTGATTACCGAAAACAGGCTTTAATTGATTGTTCCAGTAGTTTTTTTTCTGAGTAATGGTAGCTGGTCGCCAAAGGTTCAAGTCGATATTTCGCTTTAGAACTTTATCAAAGTAAGCTTGAAGTGTAATTGCGTCTGAAATTGATGCGGTGATTTGCCCAGTTCCAAGTGTTACTTCGAATTTTTTTAATTCAATATCAGCATCTCGCCAAGTCAAAAAACCAGATTTGCTCCAAGTGCGGTATTTATGATTAATATCGGTATAAGAACGGCGAATCCCATATTTTTTCCCCCGTTTTGTTTCATATTCGTAGATTCCAGGGTGACGTTTTAAAGATTTCCATTGTCGTGGCATACTCATCATTCCTCCAATTAAAAGTATTTGAACGTATGTTCTTTTGAGCTCAAAATATATACCCCAATAATGGGGTATAAGCGAGTGACGGGAATCGGACCCGCGACTACAGCTTGGAAGGCTGTCGTTTTACCACTAAACTACACTCGCAAAAAAACATTAACCAACTTCCGGATTTGGTATAATGTTATTAGATTAATATAGCGTATTACATAAATGGAGGGAGACGTAATTTTGAATTGTAGCAAACGGCCTTTCGATGTATACTTAAACAAAATATTTTATGAAAATTGGGGGCAATTGAATGCATAATTTTATTGAATGTTTATGGGTTTTACCATCATTACAAGTTTTTGTTAGATATTGGTATATCTGGATGTTAATTGCTGGCACTTTGATCTTTTGCGATTGGCGATTCCATAGTGAATCTTAAAAAACTTCTTCCTAGGTCAGTGATTCTATAGTACGTGTCAATAATTGTCCCATCAGATTGTATACTAATACTTCCATACCTCTTTTCGAAAAGCCCTAAATTAGTTAAGCGTTCACATAAGCCAGTTAAGTAGAATTTATCTAATTGATTATTGAAAGCTTCAACTACATTGTTGATTTGAGCCCATTTTTCCTGATCTAGTTTTTTTGTCATCTGTAATAACTGTAAATCTGTTAAATCGATCTGTGGAACAATTGAAATGAAGTATTGTTCTTGAACCCAATCAATTTTCGATGGTGATTTTAAAATGTTTAAGAATCCATTATGAAGCATTGAACGTTTTGCCAACGTTGGATCGGATTCAACTATATTATTTACTTTTTCCATATATTGAGAAATTTGTTCCGAATACATAGAAATTTCATCGGAACTCGTCAATTGTTCTTTTACCTTCTCAACTTCTTCACTAAGATGATTATAAAAACTTTCAATTCGTTTGAATCTTTTTTCGTTTTTAGATCCAAAATAAGCTGTTTGCAGTGCTGATCCAAACGTTGGGATAGACGCAACAGCAGCTTCCACTGCCAGCCAAGCATAGTCTTTACCATGCAGCTTATCATTCGAGTTATTCATTGGTTTAAACACCTCAATATCTAGCACATCTCAAACTTTGAGATGTGCTTTTTTTGTTACAATGCGAGCGGCAGGAGTCGAACCTACTTATGTGATTACTAATTAGCAAGAAAAGAAGCACTATTCTACCGTTGAACTACACTCGCGTGAATGGGCCTTGTTGGACTCGAACCAACGACCGGACGGTTATGAGCCGTCTGCTCTAACCAACTGAGCTAAAGGTCCAATTAAGTTTTAAATGCGAGCGGCAGGAGTCGAACCTGCATTGGAAGGTAGGCTATATTGAATTAAAGGAACCGTTCTACCGTTGAACTACGCTCGCGTGAAAGCCCAAGGAGGACTTTTGTTTGGTTATTTTATTCCGTATTTTAAGAATTGAGTTTGTAGTTCGCCAGAACTCTTCATTGAATCCGGTGTAGTTTCAAAAGCTTCCTTTTCAGACATTCCGTGCTGTATTTTATATAACACCGGTGAAACTCCGTATTTATTTAAAAATCCTGTTAGTGTATGTTCATCCATTGAAATTGATGAGCCATTTTCATTAGTCGAGGATTCTTGATTAACAGATGAACTAGTAGCTACTGAAGAGCTGGATGCTTTTTGTGAGGCTGAATTAGCTTGTGCTACACTAGTTGAACTTGCCTTAGCCACCCTAATAGAGGCAGCTTTACTGCTTGATTCAGCAACTCTCTTTTTGCTTTCAGAGTCAGCTTTGCTCTCTGAACTTGCTTTTTTCTTGGATTTCAATTTAGCGGAGGCTTTCTTCTTGGCAGCAACGCTATTTGAAGCTGATTCACCGTTTTGTTGTGATGATTTAGTATTACTGCAAGCCCCTAGCGTTAAAGCCACTAACACGAGGGCACTAAAAATCAATTTCTTTTTCATCCTAATATCCTTCCAAATTAATGTTTCCCCAAATCCAATTTCAATAACATTATTGCTTTGATTCTGTGCTAATAGCTAAACTCTCTCGATACTCTTCAGCCTCAGGAGCTTCTTTGAAATCTACAGTCAAATTACTGTATTTTTTTAATTCATCTTCAATTTCGTTTATAGAAATGTGAAAATACTCTTTACGGTTGTTCACCATATTGACACGCTTTTGTGAAAAACGCTGGTGTAGTTCAGATTCTAATTGGTATGCGTTTTCGCTAAATATTAATGCATGTACGTCAAATTTAAATGGAACCGAAGCACTTCCGAGCTCGTTGATACGATCCATTGGATCTAAGCGGCGGGTTACACCAATTTTGAAGACATTTTTACCAAACGACCCAACATTAGAGATGATATAAACATATCCGGCGGTTGCGTTTTCTTCTCGATAATCCACCGCTGCCTTTTTATCTTCATATTGTGTTAGTTTTTGCTTTAATTTTTCAATTTCGGCTATTAATCCCTCGTTGCGAGGATCTTCAGTTTGTCTTTCTTGAAGTTCTTGAATTGCTTTTGAGTAATGATCGATCTGTTTATTAAGCATTTTCTGTTGAGCTTTAATTTCCCGTTGCAAAGCTTTTTCTTCTTTTTCCCGTGCTCGCTGTTCACGAAGCTTATCTTTTTCTTCTTGAACTTTTTGTCGGTACTCAAAAGCTAGATGAAGTTCTTTCAATTTGAGCTGTAAGTAATTGTTGACCATGCTGATTTCAACAACTTCATACATTTTATTGTGCTGATTGAATGAGCGAATGATCCTTGTTTTGATGCGATCAAAATTTGAATATGATACTTTGTTGATAGCATCTGTACATTCGTTATTAAAGCTACGAAGGATGGCCTTTATATTATTACGATTCATCTTTCTTCCTTGTGCTATGCTTCCGTTGACTTGCCAATGATTGTTAAAAATACAAGCAGCTTTATTTTTGATTAGATTTTTTTGTTGATCACGGATTTCTTGCAATCTGTCCTTGTAGCCTAAGGAATCAGAAAAGTCATATTGCGGTTGATACAGGCCATATGAACTCATTTCTAAATCAGGAGAAAGGTCACTAATGTCGGCTTTTATTTCGTTAAGCATGTCAGACTGTTTCTCAATTTCAGATAGTGCATTGATACGCTTTTTGTCAGCGAGATCAATCTGTTTGTCTAATTCATCAAGTGTTTTGCGTTTAGAATTAATGAGTTGTTCAAGTTGTTCAGGCTTCATTTGCTGTAATGATAGCTTAATGTCGTTCTGGTTTTTCAGCTTATCAATGGTTTCCTCTAATTGAACAATTTCCACTTTTGATTTTTGAATAGTATTTTTAAATTCGCTTATTCTGAATAAGTCACCTAGTGACATGAAAATTCCTCCAAATTAATTGATATTAATCTCCGTCGAATGGTACCCCGTATTGATAGGACAGTTCTCTGTATGAATAGGGAATATGGCCATTCTCCTCAATAAACAACATTCCCATCAATCCAACTGAAAATTCATCAGCTTCACGTTCAAACTTAGAATGTCCATGTTTAACGGAAGTGTAGTACCCAATCAGCCCCTCATGGAATATAACGTGTCCCAGCTCATGACCGAGTATGAAATACTGTGTAGGCGTGTGTTTAATAGAATTATTGAGTAGTATGATAGGCTCTTGGCTGTCATAAGCATTTTTACCCAGAGGCATTGCCCCCAAATCACACCATTCCACTTGTATGTTAAGCTTTTCCGCAATTACAAACGGGTCCGCTGTGCGATAACGGTTGACAATAGTTTTAACAATATCTTTTACTCTGTCCATAAGTACAACTCCTAATCATGCTTGTGGCGTTTCCAGAATATTGTTGCCATAGCCACACGCACTTGCTGTTTTTCTTCTTCAGTAAGATCTTCACCCCCATAGGTCATTGAGCCTTCATTATCATTAAGAAACTTTTCTATGTCGATAGTATCCTGTTTGTTAGCCCATTCTGGCGTATTGTTTTTACCTAGCAGATAATCAGTTGTTACGTCGAAAACATCCGCAAATTTAGCGAGCTCATCGCTCGAAACTTTTCTAGTTCCATTTTCTATTTTATTCATTATCGAACGATCTAATCCAATACGTCTACCCAATTCTGCTTGGGTGATATCAGCGGACTCTCTAAGGTCGACAATTTTTCTTGCTAAGTTTTTATCAGCCATAACGTCCTCCGTTTCTTTTATAACAACGTTATTTTAACATTGTTTCGTTTTAAGATACCTTATGTTTCGAAAATGAATACAAAAAGCCTTGACGTTTCGATTTTAAACACGTATACTGAATTTGTGGTTGAGATAATCGAAACGGAAAGGAGAATAAAAAGTTGGAATATCAAGTTAATCTTCAAATGATTCGTGATGCACGGAATAGTCAAAAAATATCCATGCAACATATGGCAGATTGTCTAAATATGGGTGGAAAATCTAATTATTTTCAACGCGAAAAAGGAACAGTTCCATTTAAAGCTACTGAGTTACAACAAGTTGAGGACATCTTAGGGTTGAAGCATCAAAAAATTTTAGTTAAGACGTATCGAAAATCGAACTTCACTAAGGAGGCGGCAAAATGAGTGACGAAAAATATAAAGGTTCCTCAATAAATAAGTATGCGGAAGCTTGCAAGTTCGCACGAGAGGTAGCATACCCAAATGATTTAGATAGTGTTCTTGTTGCTGTACAAAAAGTCGAGGAGCAATTTAATATGCACCCTCGGCAACTAGAATCAATTATTCAGTTTCATTGTCAATATCATCAATTTCAAGATGAACTTCTTCATCATGAATATTGAGACTAAAACGTGGTTCTTCTGATTCCATTTCATGTTTGTGGAATGCCTGGTTTAAGCCGGAAACTTGTGCCCAAGCATTGCGAATAGGCTCAATCATTGATTCATCAACGTCTGTATCACAGTACGGACAACTGATTTTTGTGATTGGCTGATACATGTTTAATGGAAAATCATGATCACACTGATAACAATGAAGCTTTGCGGTTGTCATAATAGCCATAAATATCACCTCCTTATGCTCAATTATTGCATAAGGAGCGAACAAAACTATTAACTTTTCAAAGAACGGAGGAAACAACATGCAAGCAATTAGAAATCATAAACGTGAACTTGTCGATTCAATCATCGAACTGTTACCAGCAGTGTCGCCGAGTCTGATTAATGCTAAGACATTCTGGATGTCTGAAGACGATCTTCAAGAGCTGATAGCTATGATTCACGACGGAGACCGGAACGAGTTCTACGAGATGATTAACTCTTAATTATATTATCCGGCGTTCCTAATTCAGGTTAAACCTATAAAACTGAAAGGTGGTGATGGAATGTCAACACAGTCTAGCTCAGTATTTGCAGGTAGTACGTTGACTGATGTAATGAATCATAACAACGTAGCGCCTATTGAACTGAGCGGCAAGGTAGGCTACTCAGTAACGCTTATTTACAAACAAAGGCATGATCAGGCACGCATTCGAATAGAATCGGTACCAGCATTTCTAGCAGCGTTACCTAATCAAAATCAATTCTTTGCAATTGAATTGGCACATCGATTTGTCGGCGTTACGACGCCAGTGATTGATGGCGACCGAATTATGAAGGAACCATTAGCAATGGCTGTTAAAACTATGCCGGAATTAAGCCAAGCACTAGCGGCTATTCAGGATTCACTTGATGAACTAACGATACCCAAAGAGGATTTGAAGCCAAATGACTTTGATGATCCAAAAAAATTAGTCGCTGAGTGTTTTGATGCAGTGCTTTACTTGTTAAACCTAATCGCATACGTGTGTCGTGGCTTTGATTTGTCTATGCAAGATCAGCTTAAACAGCGAATGAAGAAATGGCTTAAAGATGGAGTCGTTAAACATAGGAAGGAGTGATAGAGATGATGATCTCAATGCAAAATGACGATACTGAGTTTATTGATGCTGTAGCCGTTGCTGTAGCTGATAGAATCATGCCACAACTGGAAGTGCTGGTGAAGAAGTATTACACACCGGATCAGGGATTAAACCAACAGCAAGCCGCTAGTATGCTCGGATGCAGTGTAGATACATTAAAAGATTTTTATTACTATCAGCCTGGATTCCCACATTTCAAGAAGGGTACAAAAGATTCATTTTCACAAAAAGCTTTAGAAAAGTGGATGGCCGACAATCAAATACGAGCGTAAGGAGGATTCAAAATGATTGAAGGAGCATTAGTAGGCTGCGCGTTAACTGTATTGTGGTTCAAGCGTCATGAAGTTGCTGGCTGGTTTGGAATTTAAGGAGATGAAGACGATGAAATTTACATTCCGGATTGGAAATGTGCTTTACAAACAGATCACGATTGAAGAATTGAATAATCTTTTTGACAAATTTAAGGGGGTCGAACGAATTGGAAGTACGCAAAGTATCGCTAAAGCCTAAATTTGAGTACGAAAAAAGCTGCTCGAGTATTGGGAGTACCCGTGCAGCAAAGACGCTTAATAAATTTATTTTCGAGTTCTATTGTACTCCGAAACAGTCACTAAGACAACGTTTGACATGGAGGTGGCGAAATGAACGGCTACGATAGCTGGTTAATTGACCAAGAAGAAGCTGCGGAAGGCTGGCGTGATGATGTGCCCACCGAGGAAGACTTAATCGAAAGTGGCGTCATTGCTGGATATTAAATAGGAGGATTTCAATCATGGATGCAATGTTAAAAGAAGAACTTAGAACGGTGACAGAACGTGAAAACGAAGGCTTCAAAATTGACTCATTGGAGAAAGCTGACTGGGCGTTAAAGAAGCTCAAGGCTATCCAAGCGCATGATGATGAAATTGGCCAAGTTGCGAAGAACAATATTGACCAGGCAATTGCATGGCGCGACCGGGAGCTTGATAAGAACCAAGCCAACCGCGAGTACTTCGAAGGGCTACTGACCGACTATTTACGTGATCAACGGTTAGTCGATAAGAAATTCAAAATCGATACCCCTAATGGCCGTGTATCAACTCGTAAGAACCCGGCTGGGTTGGCGTATGACGAAAAGATGGTTTTAAACTCACTTCGTAATCAAGGTATGAGCCAATACATCAAGGTCAAGGAGTCTATTGATAAAGTTGATTTGAAAAAAGCTGGTCGCATGGTTGGTGACAAGTTTGTCATGGAAGATGGCGAGATTATCGCTGGTATTACTGAAAAACCAGCAACTGAGAAGGTCACGTTTAAATACTAGGAGGAACCGATATGAGTGAAGCAATCGCGAAAGCAGAAAATCAAACGAACAGTCTATCCCTAATCATGGGTACTGATCAAAACAAGATGGCTAGCGAACTACAGGCTATCTCTAATTTCCAAACTATGGTTCAACATCAACTAAAAGATGGTCAAGATTTTGGGGTCGTCCCTGGTACACAGAAGCCGACGCTCCTTAAACCGGGTGCCGAAAAAATTCAAATGTTGATGGGCGTGACCAGCGAATACAACGTTATCGATAAAGTTGAGGACTACGAGTCGGGTTATTTCGACTACACCGTCAAGTGCGTGCTATACAAGAGCGGTATGCAGTTAACTGAGGGATTAGGGTCGGCAAATACAAAAGAGAGTAAGTACGTTTCTCGTGATGGCTTTTCAATGAAAAACACGGTATTGAAGATGGCGAAAAAGCGGGCCCAGGTTGATGCCACACTGACCATCGCTAGTTTATCAAATGTCTTCACACAGGATGTCGAAGATATGCAGAACTTTAACCAACGTGAGAATAACGAAACCATGACTCATGATGAAGCCTTTAATTTAAAACTTAACTTTGGCAAAAATAAAGGCAAGAGCATGGGAGATGTCATGAATGAGAATCGTGGCTATATTGAATGGATAGCTGAGAATGCACAGAAACCTGAATTTAAGACTGCTGCTAAATTATTACTAGCTGGCAAGCAACAGCCTGTAGCAGACGATAAGGCGAATGAAGATTTTGATCCTACCACCATCATTGCTAGTTCAAAACAGACGAGTGAGATTGCTAACCTTGCTGGTGAACTGGCCACCCAAACCAAGAATGGCACACCATTATCAGTGACTAATGAGGTTATTCAACAAATTGTCTCTGATTGGAAAGGGACTGACGATGATTGGAAGAATCTGACAGTAGCACAAGCAGAGGATGCTAAGAGCCAGCTACAAGGATTGCTAGCGGCATTTGATAAGAAATAAACATTCGAATTGGCTTGAATGCAGCAGTGACTGAATCCACCGAATGGGTGTGAGGCCCATGTTAGTGAAGGAGGTGTAGATTTGGATTATTTCAAGCAAAGACGAGCTTACAGAAATCTGAAACGGAACCAAATAGATATCTCAACTGGTCAAAATAACCTGTATCGCGAGTTATTAGACTACGCGAACGATGAGTATCAGCTAGATAAACTGTTTACCCTAAAGAATTCTGCGTTGCTCGATCTTACTGGACTATCCGAGGCCGGGCTAAAGAAGGCTAGGAACGAACTAGTACAACTTGGATTAATCAAATACGTCCCCGGCAAAAGGAATAAGCAAAAGCCTCAGTACCAAATTATCAGGCTTTACAGTACCAGTTGGGCTACTAGAAACGGTGATAGTAGCTCAACTAGTAACCCAAGTAGTAGCCCAACTGGTAACCCAGACAGTAGCCCAACTGGTAGCTCCAAAGAACTTACTAATACTACACCTGAACTGACTACTACCGAAAAAGATAATAAGGACCCACGTGACCATATTCGTGAAGAGTTCCAGAACGAAGTGTGGGCTGTTTACCCACGCCAAGAAAAGTTTGGTGACGCATGGAATGCTTATTATCGGGCTACCGTTACTGGCGCCAACCCCGCTGGTAAAGCCACTAAGAGCCAAATCATTCAGGGTATCGGCAATTATAAGCGGTACTTGGAAGTTAAGGGGATACAGGGACAGTACGTTCAGCAGCTAGCGAACTGGTTGGATAACGGTGGTTGGTTAAGCAATTACGACATGACACCACCTAAGCCAAAGGGTAAGTCTGGGGCCGGACGTAAAGAGATCATTCCAAAGTGGGCGCAAAACGGCGCTTCTCAGGCGGATTCTAAGCCAAACTCAAGCGATAACGAGCAGGACGATATGAGTGATGAGGCGTTCCTAGCGTTCATGAACAGTCAGGAGGAAGCTAAATGAATTGGGGCAATCAATTAGTCAATTTAGCCGCTAACCATGCCTATGAACCGGCCGCGTTGCACTGGACTAAGCAGCGCATGAAGCGGCATTTAAAGGCCGGTGGTAGTGCACAAGATGAGGTGTGCGCTCATGAGTACAAGTTATTTGCACTCGCGGTTTTAATTATTGAATATCAGCGGGATGGGTTAAATTTTGATTTGACCCAATGTTGGGGTAAGCCAGCCGAGTATTTTATTGATCTAGAGCAAGCTAGACAAGGATTGCAAACGGAGGTAAGCGCATGACTGAAACACAGGTGCTAGTAATTAACGCTGACAGACCGGACATTGATCAACCGTTAGCAATGGGGCCGGAACCGGAAATGTTTAAGCTCACGCAACATAACTACAAATCTGGTGAATGGCCGTTTCCAGTTAGACTTGTGAAGCCTGGAACTAAGCCATGGGATGATGCGACCTACCTAGCCAGTATGAAACAAGATCCGAAGCAGGGAGAACGTGAAGATATTAAAGCCATTCGGCAAGCACATAAGCATGGCAAACATTCTCTCAGACAGATATCCGAAAGTACGGCAATTGAATTCAAGCGGGTAAAGGATTTGGTCCACAAATACAGCCTGCCACTGAATAACGGTTACTGGCGTGCTGAGAAGTATAACAATTCTGACGAAGTGATCGCGTATCAAACCCTGTCACGGTTATGCGAGAGAATTGATGCTCCAGAGTTTTCGATTAGACAGGCTAGTATGTCTAACGGGGTCGTTAATGGCTATTACATTAGTTGGGTACCGGGGCTGAAAAATAAACATGATTAAGCATACTTTCATGCTGACGCCAGTTCAGCAGCAACGACCGCGAGCCACGCGTTATGGTCGATCGATTCGGCTATATGATCCTAAAGCAGTCAAGCAATTCAAGCAGGCTGTCGCTGAGGAAGCCATGCTCACGTATCGAAATCAGCCGTTGTCAGGCAGTTTGACAGTTACCTTGGTATTTTATCGACCGGTACAACAAAGCTTGTCTAAGGTCGAAAAACAGCGCCGGATTGATGGCAAACACTTACCAGTCGTTAAGCCAGACTTAGACAATTATATCAAGTCGTTTCTTGACGCATTACACGGCATTTACTGGCAAGATGACGCACTGATAACAGATATTGTTGCTAGTAAACGTTATGGCCGGCAGCCGAGAATTGAGATTGAGGTTAAGGAGATTGAACAAGGATGACAAGTTTATCAATGGTATTAGGTAAGGAAGCGGTAGTTGCCTACATGGTCGTCCTGACCTTTCAAGGCGAGGTCATAGAAAAATACCCCAAAATGTACGCACAATATAGTGCCGCTTTTAAGCGTTGTGACCACTTAAACCATGATGACTACAAGTGGAAGATCATGTGTGCTAAGGGCTGGTATGATGTTGACCGAATGACAAGGTAGCATGACATGAAGTGTGTATGGACATTGGAGAATGCAAGGACGGTATCGCAGTTTTCGATATGTACTATGTAAATTAAAAAAGCAATATCTAAAGCGATATTGCCTCTAAAATATACGAATTATTGATTATAAATATTTTTTAAATGGAATGCTAAAAAGCTATTATCCAAGTTACTACGTTCATATGCTAACGGTTTACCATTATATTCACTGGATTTATCTATATCTACTATTAAGTGAGTCTTAGGATCAATTGCAATTGACCCATAATCAAATTCTGTATGATGGTTTGGGCAAACAATAATTATATTTGAAGGAATATCTGGACCTTTATATGTGCCACCAAGTTTTTTTAGATGATGTCCTTCCGAGTAAAAAGAACCATTGGGTAATTTTATTTGTTTACCACATATCTGACATTTGTTTTTGTATTTTGTTTTTAGTTCTTTAATGATTGTAGTATTGCGTATGATTCGCGAGACCCTGGTTGTTACTCGAGTTGGTAAAGAATTTCCACCGTTAAATGTAGTAATTTCTTCCTCGTCTTCGACTCTAGGAGCAATATTTGAGTTTTTATGATTAGAAGATAAATATGAATAAAAATTAAAATCTAAATAATTCATTAAAAGTTGGAAGACCTTACTAGAGACGGTTGCTAAGTACTTTTGTGATGGTTGCAATCGACCTTTTTCATTGTAGAAAGAGTGCTGTGGCTTGATTTTATCTAATTGAAGCTTGTATTCGTCTAAAAAACCTTGCATTGATTTTTCTTGAGCAAAGTAAGACAAATCTTGTAGATCAATCTGATAATACGTCTCATACCCAATCCACTTGTCAGGTTTAGGTGGTGCTGTTTTGAGTGATTTGCAGGAAGTTCTAACGATCGATATTCCCAAAAAATGATGTCTACCACCTTTAGGTTTTACAGAATGAATAATGATATCGCCGGCTCTTGGTTCCTGCATGATTTTCCAAGTCCCCTTTTCTGGGCTCCATAATTTTTCTCCCAGATCCCAACCTTCACCACCGTGAATGGGATTAGTGAGTTCCATAAAATATTTCATGCTTTAAAGCTCCTTCTAAAGTAAAAAGCGCCGCCATCACTGACGCCGCTACGATTGATACCTAACACATTAATTATAGCATAAGAAAGCGGAGGGCGCATGATGGGCGAACAGCAAGTTATTTCAGATGAAATTTTTCCACCAATTGACCAGGAGAAAACAATTAAACAGGTGCGGCGGTTTTTGGATAAGAAGTTACCGCAAGCAGTTCGGGCGTCCGGCCATTCGGTCGCTGATTTAAAATCGCCTAGCATGGATGGCATGCCTAAGTCGGCCCCAGCTGGTAATTCGGCCGAGGATCGGATTACACGCCGCCTGTATGCAGAGCAGATTGTCCGACAGACTATTCAGGCCATGGCTCGGTGTGATCATGAGTGCCAGGAGATATTAGATCGGCTATATTTGCAAGGTTACAGCGACACGATGTGCTACATGGATATTGGCTACAGTAAGACTCAGTATTTTGACCGCTGGAAGCCATTGGCAATGCTACAGTTTGCACAGAGCTATTACCTAGAAGACCTGAATATTTATCAAAACCGGACTCAGACCGGACTTTTTCCGAACTCAAGCCGGACTTCATAGCAATAAATTGGTGGTAAATTAGTATTATCGATAATTGGTTAGGGCGACAAATAAACGTTTTTCTGATAGCCCTAGCCGTTGTATGTGGCGGATTAAGGTAAATACAGTATTTATTATACTGTATGTGGTTCGATTCCACATCGCCACTTTAGACGGGCGCAGATGTACAGTTTGTATTGCCTCCTTGATTAAGTTGATATGATGGCCCATCTATTAAGCAGATATGATTTAATTGGCAAGATGGCGGTCTCCAAAACCGTCTATGTTGGTTCAAATCCAGCTATCTGTGTAGCCGGCGGATTTATAAGGGGTGATGCGCGCCTCTCTGCCGCTGGTACTAGTCTTCGTGTTTAACATCGGCCGTTGAATGCGAGTATCGCTGTGGGCTAATTGTTAAGCCACACAATGGGATGTAGGTTTGAGACCTGACAGTAAGATATATACATTCGTTTTAAAATATTGGATTTATTATGATATATTTAAAAGTGCTTAATGTAACTAGGAGGATCTACATGCAAACTGATATTTTATTAATTACATTGATATGGACTATTGCTATACAATCTTGGCAATTTTTTAAACAAAGAAAAAGTTATCAGGAACAATCTTTAACATTTAAAATGGAGCAAGAACAATTATTAAAAGAACAAGCATCAAAAGTAGCTACATGGGATGCTAATGGTGAATTTATTATTAGAAATGATAGCAAATTACCTATTTACAATGTATATTGTTTCTTACACTCTAATAACGCAATACCAGATTTATCTATGTTTAATTTAGATAGTGTCCATTCAGATAATATTTACATTGAAACTTTCAAGCCAGAGCATTCTTTACATCGAGCTTTTATAGGAGGTAGTGCTATTGGAGGAGAACATTATGTTGCAAGTATGTTTTTTACAGATGCTCGAGGTACGCAATGGTGTCGTTTAGCAAATGGTAGACTAGAAAAGTTTAATTATATAGATATTTTATTAAAAAAAGGAATACTTTTAAAGCATGTCCATTAAGACAATTGCATGTTTTTTGTAATTGTGTTTTTTAAAACTGCTCTCGCTTTTTAGCGGGAGTTTTTGTATAGTTGTATTAGTTTGGAGGGAATATGATAAAATATATAGAAAATCATATGGACAAAATTATTGGGATAACAATTGTACTGGTTATCTTTGGATGGTTATTATCATTTAATCCATGGGGGACTTTTGAGAGGCTGAAGATGATTTGCAATTTTAATAAAATGATTCTTGTTAGTATATGGCAAAATAAAGTGTTTAATATTTTTTTTGTTGACTCATATGGAAAATTTAGTTGGATAGGAATCACTTCAATCATTGCAATTATATCATTAACTTTTAATGCTTGGGACCGGCGACGTCAGTTTAATGCTGATTTGAAGTCCCAAAGTCGTATTAAATGGATTGAAAATGTAAGAATGGCATACAGTGAATTAGTTGATACTCTTATGGTTACTGACGGTGAACAAAGAGGCAAGCATGTCACCAAGAATGTGACCTTATTAAATTTATACTTTGGCGATGATGAGTTAAGTGAAAATCACTTGAGACAAATTTTCAAAAATGATGAGTTACGGGATATTAGGAAGGGCCTATCAGATTTTTACATCATGATTGATAAAAACGAGATAACAGATGATATGACTTCGGAAAAAGAATGTTGGAGAATTGTAAAGAAGATATTAGACTCTAATGATAATGAAGGAAAAAACAAAATTTTAAAACGTTGTTTTATCGATCTTGGGCGACAAACTGAAGGGGATAACGGCACAAAATCGGAAAGAGACTCCTTGATAAATAAAATTGATCCAGTAACGGAATGGCTCAGCCTATATTTACATTTAGAGTGGGAACGAGCTAAGCAGGGAGATTAGAGCGTTAACGCCATTGTAATTATGGCGTTTTTATTTTACATAAATTTGGGAGTGGTGTTATGGCAGTAATAATTCACAGTAAATATGGGTATGAGCCACCTGAATGGGTGCAAGCAGATGCCCGGCTGGATAAGTGGTGCAAGGACAAGAAGCGTCGTGCTAAACAGCATGGCGCTTTTAGTTTGGAGAAAAATAAGGAGGTTCAGCATGGAATTACCTGCAAGTGTCCCAAAGAGTGATGAGCTAATTGAGTGCCTGCGAATGGAAAGGGTTATCGATGATGATCTACATGAAGCAAATAAGCGTCGGGCTGCTTATTATGATCAGAAAATTATGGACGAGCTTTTGAAATGGTAGATAAGCTAATTCCAATTAATGGAGGTGTGGTGGTATGTAATGACACGAAAGTTAACGCCCAAACAGCGTAAATTTGTTAATGAATTCATTAAAACTAACAACGCTTATCAATCGGCTATAAAAGCTGGCTACTCTAAGGCTTATGCAAAGAATGCCGGAAAGTTTTTATTGGAAAATATTGGAATTAAAAATTATATCCAACAAAAGACTGGCAACGTTGAAAAACGTGAGTCTGACGAAGCTGACGAAGTGCTAAAAAATATCTATCGAATTGCTGCTGGTAAGCCTATCAAACGCGATTTTGTTCAAACCGACAACTTAAAAAAAGAAATTGTTTTGAGAGGCGTAAAAAAGGGATCTCAGCCAACAGCTACTATGAGAGCTGGATATGAAACGAATGAGACCTCTATAACGCCAGCTGCTACTAAAGAGCAAGTAGCCGCAGCTGAACTGTGGTTCAAACTAAATGGCAAGCTCAAAAATGATAGTAAAGAGGTCGAAAAACAAAAAATACGCAAGCTCAAAGCTGATGCGGACATTGCTGAAATTCAAGCGAAGACTGCTAAGCAAGGAAACGCACTACCAGAGCTTACCATCGTTGATTCATGGGAACAAGATTATGGTGGTGATGATACTTGATTAATATTCAAAAGATGATTCAGCCACATTTTAAACAAATGTGGACGACGCCCAGGCCCTATGTTATCTTGCGCGGCGGTCGTAACAGCTTTAAGTCTTCGACGATAAGTATGAAGTTAGTTGAGATGTTTCTTTACCATGTTACACAAAATCATCCTGCTAATATTGAATGTTTTGCTAAAACACAAGATGGCGTTTACAAGTCAGTTTATGGGCAGATTGTACAGGCAATGTCTTGGTTCGGGGTAACAGATTGGTTTGATTTTTATCGGTCGCCAATGCATATAAAATTTAAGTATAGTGATTCTAATTTCTGGTTTTATGGTATTGATAAACCGGAAAAATTAAAGTCAAACACTGATCCGAATGTTATTGCGTTATGGTATGAGGAATTAGCCAACTTTGCTAATAAAGATGATGTTGAAAATAATAACGTTACATTCTTGCGGCACAAATCGGAGTATGTTGATGAGGTCAAAGTGTTTTATTCATATAATCCGCCGCGTGACCAATATGCTTGGGTTAATGAATGGACTACTAGCAAGCTCGATGATCCAGACTATTTCATTGATACCTCAACTTACCTTGATGATAAGTTAGGATTGATTACTAGCCAAATCATGAAGGATATTGAGCGAAAAAAGAAGTTCGACAATGATTATTACCGTTGGCAGTATCTTGGCGAACCAATCGGGCTAGGCACTAGTATTTATTCATTCAGCCTATTCCAGCAGGTGAATAGCATACCGTTTGATGAAACACCAGTGTCGCTTTATTTCGGCCTTGATAGTGGTGCTCAACATTCAGCCACAGCGGAAGTAGCGGTGGTGTTGACTGATAAAGATAAACTTTATGTTTACGACACTTATTATTATTCACCAATTGATAAGCCACAGAAAAAAGCGCCTAGTGATTTGGCTAAGGATATTAATGACTTTGAAAACAGAATTCAAGATGAGTTACAAATGGATGCGCGGAAGTTTACCAGTGATAGTGCTTCGGTTGACTTTGCGTTAGAAAACCAGATGTTCAAGGATTTTGGCGTTAAGCACCATCATTTAGCAAAACCGAAGAAGTTCCAAATGATTTCGAATGTACAGGACATCTTGGCACAAGGCCGGGTATTCGTTCGCAAGACAGCCAATAACAAGATATTTCTTAGAGAGCATCGACAATATCAATGGGATGATAAAACGTTGGAAAGTGAAAAGCCAGAACCTATCAAAGTATTTGACCATTCGGTTGATGCTTTTATGTACATCATTCAAGACAGTAAGCGTGACTTTAATCTTCAATTCTAAGGTGGTGAGCAAATGGGTTTATTGTCAAAAGTAGCCAATTTTTTGATTAAGGCAGGTGATAAAATGATTGGGGCTAAATCAATGACACATATTTGGGATGATGATCGCGTTGCTATTACTGCAGAAGAATACCGGCGATTGTTGCATGCAATTAATATTTATACTGGTGACCATCTTGTAACTAATTATCTTACATCGAAAGGTGAACCGAAAACCCGCGATAAGTACACATTAAATTTGTCAAAGGTAGCATCGCGACGTATAGCATCATTATGTGTAAATGAAAAATTTACCGTTGAAATTGGTTCATTATCAAACCAAGGTGATGGCGAAGATGTAGGAAAGTCTAATGATGCGGAAGTAGTTAATGATTATATTAAGGGCGTGTTAATCAATTCTGATTTTCAAAATCAATTGGAATCAAACATTGAACATGGTACTGCTTTGGGTTATATGGTAGCACGGCCTTATGTCGATACAAACGATAATTACAACATTAAGGTAGCATGGTCTCGGGCTGATCAAGCTTATCCATTGCGCTCAAGTAGTAATGGTATGAAAGAAATTTGCTTAGCAACTCGTACGCAAGTAACAGAGCAACATACACCAATCTGGTACACGTTATTAGAATTTCATCAATGGGATGCTGGTGGTCAGTACGTGATTAGTAATGAGCTTTACCGTTCGGGGTCAGTTGATGTGATTGGCGATCAAGTACCATTAGCAATGCAATATCCTAATTTAGAGCCACAAACTGTGGTGGCTGATAGAATCTATCCCGAGTTTGCGGTTTTTAAAACACCAGGTTTCAATAATCGGAATTTAGATAGTTCAACCGGATTAGGCGTGATTGATAATTCGCTGCGAACATTAGAAGCAATCAATGATACTTATGATGCATTACATTGGGAAATCATCACTGGTAAGCGGCAAGTTATCGTCCCACCTGAAATGGTTAAAACAGCTCATCGACGTAATCGTAATGGTGATGTAGAAGACCAATCTATGGTTGATGACGACACTGATGTATTTGTTTCTGCAAACTCACAAGCTGATGATTTCAAACCGGTAGATATTACCCGTGATTTGAGAGTTGATCAACTGAATTCAGCTATTACCGAGTTCATTCACCGATTTGAAATGGAAAGTGGATTGAGTTCGGGAACATTTAGTTATGATACGGCTGGTAAAGGTAGTAGTGTTACAGCCACACAAGTTGTTTCAGAGAACAGCTTAACTTATCAAACTCGGAGTAGTTACCTAACCATGATTGATCAGTTTATTAATCAGTTAATTCATGCGATTATCGAGATTGCAACAACGCCACAGTATTTTCCTAATGGTGTGACACCTTTGGATAATAGTGTTGTGGATTACGACGACTTAGATATTGAGACCAATTACGATGATGGCGTGTTTACAGACAAAGCATCACAGGCAACGTATATCGAGGGACTGACTAATGCGGGCTTGATGTCAAAGGTTAAGGCAATTGCCAAGTTGCAAGATATTCCATTGGACAAGGCTGAAAAGGAATATCAGCAGATTTTAAAGGAAAGTGTCGGTGCAATGACTTCAAAAACACCTGATATAACTGACTTGTTTGGCAATAATTCTAGCAGTGAATAGAGGCTGATGATTTATGAGTAGAGTTGATAAAGCAGTCAGTATATTACAAGGCGAATATGATACCATCCAAGCGCAGGTTATTAAGAATATCATTGAACGATTAAATAAGGATGATTTGAGTAAACTCAATAGTGATAACGTGTTGGCTTGGCAAGTTAAAAGGTTAGCTGAGTTAGGGGACTTTAACGATCAAACAATCAAGCAAATTGCTAGTCATGTTAACAAGTCTCATCAGATTGTTAGTCAGATTATGGTTAGTATTGGGTCCAATATTAAAGCGACGACGGAAAAAGAACTTATTGAAGTAACCGGCAAAGAGCCTAAGCCAACTAGTGAGATTGATTATCTGATGAAAAATTATGCCAAAATGGCCAATGATAGCCTTGATAATAAGATAAATGAAACGTTACTCACCAGAAATACTGCGACCTCAGCGCAGGCCCAGGCCTATCGTGACATTTTACAAAATACGGTAGCCAAGATATTGACTGGCACTCAGGAACCCCAAAAAGCCTTGGCTGATACGATTTATCGGTGGCAGGACAATGGGTTGAAAACTAACCTGATTGATAAGGCCGGTCGAAATTGGAATGTCGAAACTTATGCCAACATGGTGATTAATACCGCTGTTCCTAAAGCTTATGCAGAGACGGTTAAATCACGCATGGATGAATACAATTATCATTTGATTGTTTATCCCGAATTTGCGGCCGCTCGTGAAGACTGTGCCCGAATGCAAGGTAAGGTTGTCAATACTGTTCCTGCAAGTGATCCGGACTATGATGACAAGTACGACACAATTTATAATCATAACTATGGTAAAGCTGGTGGGGCGCTTGGCATTAATTGCCGGCACACTGACTTCACCATTTTCAATCCTAGAGATATGGAAGAAACTAAGCAAACGGTAAAACCTAGTGATGCGATTAAACAGGAAAAGCTTGTGCAAAATCAGCGTCGCTTAGAACGGGCTATCCGCAAGTCTAAGCTCGCTTTACAATCAGCCAAGGAATTAGGCGACGAAGACGCACAAACGCATTATAAGGCGCTGATACGAACCCAGCAGGCGGCTACTAGGCAATATGTTAATAGTCACGATGGCTTGGTTCGTCAATATCAACGTGAACAAATTGTTAAGTAATACTCGGCCCAAGCATGCCGTTAAACTGCTTTTTGTATTGCAATCAAATTATTCGAGGTCGTTGCCTCGTAAAAAAACGAAAGGGGTATTGCACTATGGCGTTAACACGCGAATTTTTAAAAGAATTAGGTATTGAAGGTGATAACCTGGAGAAAGTTATGTCGGAGTACGGTAAAACACACAGCGAATTAACTGAGTTGCAAAGCAAGGTTACCAATTTAACATCTGAAAATGAAGCACTTGCTTCGAAAGTTAAGGAACGTGACGATAGTATTTCTAAGCTTGGTGATGAAGCCGGGACTAGTCAAAAACTCAAAGATCAGATTGCACAGTTACAGGCTGATTCAAAGAGTAGGGATGAAGAATGGAGCAACAAACTCACAAAGGCGCAAACGGACAATGCGGTTAAACTGGCTTTGATTAACGCCAATGTGCATGATCCTAACGATTTGATGAACCAATTAGATATGAGCATTGTCAAGCTGGATGATGATGGAAAAGTCAAAGGTTTAGACGAACAAGTTGCTGCCTTGAAGGAAAGTAAAGCTTACTTATTCAAGGATGATTCAATAGATGAGGGCAGTAAGCCCAAAGGTCACGTTGTTCCTGGTCAGCCTAAAGGCGGCCCATTACCCGCAAAAACACTTGATGAGATGACAATGGCTGAACAAAATGAATTGTATCGTCGTGATCCAGACACGTGGGAAAAAATGAATTACGAAACTAAATAGGAGGTGCCATAAATGGCATATACAAACTTATCGGACATGATTGTCCCTGCCGTTCTTGGACGGTATGTTACTAACAATATTATTAAAACTAATCGATTTGTTCAATCAGGTATTTTAACGCCTGACACGGCGTTAGGCCCACAATTGACACAAGCTGGTTCACGAATCAGTGTTCCATTTATTAATGATTTATCTGGTGATGCAGATAATTGGGTTGATGGTCAAGACATTGCTGTCAATAGCTTAACTTCTGGCAAGCAAGAAGGCATTAAGTTCTACCGTGACAAAGCATTTGGGTACACAGACTTAACGACTCTAATTTCTGGCGCACCGGTGCAAGAGCAGATTGGTAATCGTTTTGCACAGTTCTGGGTACGGCAAGACCAAAAGCTACTGTTGCAAGTTCTTAAAGGCATTTTTGGCAATACTGACATCGCAGCAGCTAAGCTATTTGATCAAACGGTTAAGTCACCAACAGATGCGCAATTCGGCCCCAAAGGTTTCTTAGCAGCCATTGGTTTAATGGGTGATTTGCAAGATACTACATTTGGCTCCATTGCAGTTAATTCAGCAACGTATTCAATGATGAAGTCGCAAGGCTTGATTGAAACAATCCAGCCACAAAATGGGGCTACGCCGTTTACGGCATATAACGGATTACGTATTGTTTTGGATGATGACATTGAAACAGATTTGACTGACAAGACTAAGCCAACAACAACTGCATATGTCTTCGGATCTGGCGCAGTTTCATATTCAACTGTCATGAAATCAACTGAAACACAGCGTGATGCCCTAAAAAGTGGTGGTCAAGACGCAATTGTTCAAAAACGAATTGGAACGATTCACGTTCAAGGGACGAGTGTCAAATCAGACTTTTCACCCGCTATTGCTAATGCTGTATCTGACGCAGAATTAGCAGCATCGACAACCTGGGAAGTTGTCGATGGTATTGATCCGCGAAACATTCAAGTTGTAGCTTACAAAGCACAATTAGATCCAATGTTTGTGCCAGGCGCAACTGTAGCAACTACTACAGGTAATACGGGAAACTAGCAGCGGCTTCCACAGCGGAGCCGTTACCAACTAGTTTGCCGGCCGAATCGGACGTGACTATTGCCGATATCAAAGCGTATTTAGATGATTTAGGTGTTGATTATACTGGTGTCACCCTAAAGGATGATTTGTACGGTCTACTAAAAGAAAATTGGAAGTGATCCCAATGGCCTATTTAACTTACAGTGAGTTTCAAGCATTACCATTTGCGGACCCATCGATTGCAGAAGCGGATTTCGATAAGTATGAGTGGTTTGCCGAACAAGTAATCAATGAACTAACCATGAGCTTTTATGAACATCATGATTTAGCTACTGATACCGATACGTTTAGGGTCACTAAATTTAAACAAGCGGTGGCTTTGCAAACTATTAATCAGTTTGAGAGCGAAACGTTAACACAAGACCAGGCTGAAAATGAAGCCCAAAGCATTACTATGGGTCGAACTTCTATCAACTATGGGAGCACGCCAGTATCAAATGGCGGTTCATCTGATGGTTATATTTCGGCTGATGCTTACCGCCAGTTAGTCCCGACAGGACTGCTTTATCGAGGTGTTTAGATGGCCAGGAAAACTAAATTAACCCCACGTATGCGTGATATGCTGACCGACAAGGTAACCATTGCACATGTTACAGGTAAAGACATGTATGGCCAGCCAACCTATGAGCAATATCAGCTTACAAAGCTTCGCATTGATCACGAGAGTATTAAAAACACGTCGTCTCAAGGAGAACTGCTGACTCATCTGGATGTCTATTTGGTTTATCCAGATTATGTTAAGGTCGTCGATTCGGCTGGTAATTCAGTATCCTGTCCAGATTTGTCGAAAATGGATAGCGATGATGAGTGGAAGATTATTGATGACACCGTTTATCGTAGTGTGGCTAACGTGAATATCATCAAGCAACCATTCAGAGACATGGTATTTTGCTATGAATTGGAGGTGGTTTAATGCAAGTTGATGTCAATGTTGAGCTTTCCAACATTAAGAAGATGGTGAGTGCTTCACAGCTGAAACAAGCACGAGGCGACACTTTGAATTTAATGAAACGTGATATGCGTCCATTGGTTCCTAAAAGAAGCGATGGATCGGTTAGTCTTAGCTCATCTGGTCTCATTGATGCGGCTAACACAAAAATCACATATGGTGGACCAGCGATTAAATATGCTAAGGCACAATTCTACGGTATTATTACCGACCGATCCGGAAATCAGCATCGGGTCCATCATTATACGACTGATGGTACTGGTAGAAGATGGGACTTACGTGGTAAACAGCTACACATGGATGAATGGACACAAACTTTTAAAAAGGGGATTTTAAACAATGGCAACTAGTTTGCAAACTGCAACTGATATTCTTGAAAGCGTCTATGATGCGATCAAAGCTTTCCCTTCTGGTTTGAACCCGCCTATTCCATTTTATGCCAGTTATCCAGAAACAGGAGAGTCCATGGGCCTAGAACATATGGCCGGTGAACAAATCGGGTCTATTGATATGCTTGGTAATACCGAACGGACATTGACTTACGAGATTACGTATAAAACGCAAGCTAATGGAATTTCAGTGCTGAATCAATTTGCCGCTTATATTGCTGACAAATTCGACGATCTAGTATCAGCAAATGGCACCTACGAAATTAACGATAAACCGACAGTGACTTTGCCGATATATCAAGGCAGTGATGATAATTGGAATTACTTTTCAATTGATATTAATGTCAATATCGTGACACATTATTAAATTTAAGGAGCGTGAAAGAATTGTCAAACTTAACACAACGTCATACTTATGGCTATAACGCAAAGGCTTATATTGATGTTAGCGGAAATACTGACTTATCAAAATTCTACGGAATCAAGGCTTCGGATGTACTGTCCGAAACATGGCCAGCTGGATTGAAGATGGCGAGATTAGGAAAGGGCATCACGGAAGTTACTCCAGCGGCTTCAGAAACAGTAGATACTGAATCTGATATGTTAGATGCTGGCTTTCAAAAATCAAATGTATCTGCTAAGGCTATCACTTATGCTTTTACGGGGAATTCATATGCCGGTGATGATGCGCAAGACTTTATTCGTGACAAGTTTTCAAAATTATCAAGTGAATTGGAAACCTTGGCTGTTATTATTGACCCCGATCAAACAATTCGTATTTTTAAGGCAGTTATTACCACACCTTTGTCATGGTCAGGAGCAGTCAATGCCACCTCACCTTTTAGTTTCACATTGACTGTTGACGGGATGCCATACGTTATTCATAACGATGGCTCAGTTGAATGTCAGGTAACTGGTTTGACGCTATCACCCGAAACAGTTTCCATTGCCGTAGGAGCAACTCAGCAGGTTACGGCAGCATTAGTACCAGAATACGCCTCTAATAACACCATTGATTGGTCAACCGGAGATAATAAGATTGCCACTGTTGATGATACCGGTAAGGTTACCGGTGTTGCAGAAGGTCAAACAATTTTACAAGGGTTTGTCAAGTCAAACTCATCAATTGCTGCCACACTCACGGTCACAGTTACAAAAGCTTCTGGTCAATAAGAGCAATGATGTCGCCTAGTAAACACACAATACCATTAGGGGCGGCATGTACATAAAAAAGAAAGGAATTGATTAAACATGAGTACTATTAAATTAACAGATTTCGGAGATCCGTCTAATGATATTGATTTTGATATTTCTGGCAAAAAATTATTCTTAAAATCCCACGATACGTTGATGGATTTAATTGTTTATACTGAAAATAAACGATTAGCATTGTTAAGTAAATATGATAAATTACTTAAGACAATTGATAATATTGGTTCTGAATCCAATACCAGTAAGCTATTAACTAATTTTTCCAAGCATAGCGAAGAAATTGAACAAGACAGGAAAAATGCAGATACTGATATGCGAAACTTGTTTATCGACTTCTTTGATTCCGTTTTTCTTAATCAAGATGGGGATGAAGTAGAGGCTGGAAAACTAATTGCCAAAACAGTGGTTACAACAACGGCACTAAGTACTTTTTTTGAAAAAATGGTTGCCTTGGTTAAGCAACAGGATGTCAATATTCAGTCAAAAATGGACAAAGCCACTGGTGATGCTTTTAAAGCTGCAGGCATCACATTGGTTGGTGACAATCATGATGCCAACGAAGACACTGAATAATGATCTGCTAACAGGTATTGTTTTTGGAAAATATGAGTACAGTGTTAATTTAACTTTCGACAATGTAATAAGATTTTTTAATCTAATTGATCCAAATTATCTAACGGAACGTCGCGTATTAGCGGCGTTCTTTTTATTAGTACCAGAAGCTCAACTTGATGCAGGAAGACTAACACAAAAACAAATATATCGATTGCTTAGTGAATTGATTGCATATATTAATTGGTCACCATATAGCGTGGCAGATGACAACCATGTAGATATTACGGGTGAGCCTTTGCCAATCCACAATAACCCCAAATATTATGACTTTGAGCAAGATTCCATGGCTATCTATGCATCATTTAAACAAGTCTATAATATTGATCTTTGGGATGAACGTGGGAAATTACATTGGGTAAAGTTTCAAGCCCTATTATTTGGCTTGCCAGAAAATTGCCAATTTAGTCAGATTATCACTATTAGGCAACGTGAAATAACACCGCCCCCAGCTAATGATCGTGAGGCAAATCTTGAATATACACGGCAATTAGCCTTAAAGCGACGGTTTGCGTTAAAAACGAGTTTGCTGGAAAGATTACAAGCGCTAGACGATAAAAGAAAGGAGGAAAAAGAATGGCTCAAGCCGACGGAACAGTAACAATCGTTTTAAATGGGAAAGATGCTAATTTTCTATCAACTGTTGAAAAAGCAGCTAAGTCTGCTAAAGAAAAGCTTGGTTCAGTAGGTGATGGTGCGGGTGACAATATTAGCACTAATACTAAGAAGAACATGAACAAGGCAGTTGAAGACGTTACGAGTGGTAAATCGAAGATTGATAAGGCCCTAGATAAACAAACTAAACTGCAGCTTGACACTGATCCTGTAAAAAAGTCGTATAAGTCTGTATTAAAATGGTATGAAGAAATTACTGGGACTAAGCATGCAAAAATTGAGACCGAGGTTAAAGGCAATGCTTCTAAAGAGATCAAAGAAATATTTAACGATGAAAAGAAAGTCAACCAAACTGGACTAAAAATAAAGTCTGAAGTGACTGGAAATGGTCAAAGAGACTTAAAACAGACTAAAAAAGAAGCAGAGGAATTAGCCTCAAAAAAAATTAATCTTAAAGCAAACATGAGTGGCAATGCTGATAAAAAAGCAAAAGAAACTACGAACGATATGGATCGTGCACGGAAGTCAACGTCACGGCTAAAAGATATTATTGAAGGGACATTTATCAGTAATGCCGTAATGAGCGGAATTTATGCGATGAAAAATGGCCTCGAAAGTTTAGTAAAAACAGGCCTTGCTTATAATAAAGAGCAAGATACAATGCGAACTGTTTGGAAATCACTTACCTCAGAAGCACCAAAAGATGGTCAAAAGCTTATTGATTATATTAATAGCGTTTCTCAACATTCTATTTATGCTGCTGATACCGTTAACAAAATGGCACAGTCATTCTATCATGTCCATTCAAGTGTATCCGAAACCGAGCGTTGGACAAAAGCATTTGTTGCACTAGGGTCTACTTTGCATATGAGCAATGATGCTTTGGCCGAATCTGGGGAACAATTTGCAAAGATTGTTGCTGGTGGTAAAGCAAGTTCAGAAGACATGTCCGTTATGATCAACCGCTTCCCAATGTTTGGTGAAGCATTACAAAAAGCGACCGGTAAATCTATGAAGCAGTTGTATGCCATGTCTGCTGCTGGCAAATTGTCTGCAAAACAGTTTGAACAAGCACTCGATTATCTTGGGAAAAAGTATCAAGGCGGTACTAAAGAAGCAATGACCTCGTTTCTAGGGATGACTATGTACCTAAAATCACGTTGGCAAGTGCTGACTGGTGACATTACCAAGACTGCTTTTAACATGAACAAGAGTATGCTAACGGACATGCGTAACCTGTTAAGCGATAACATGATGAAAAAGTATGCGGCATTAGCCTCTGATGCAATTAGTGTGGTAACTGGTGCAGTTGTAAAAGTTATTAAATACTTAAATCAACACAAAGATACAATTATTGACTTGATTGGTAACTTGGGCCAAATTGCGGGCATCGTTGGTCGTACAGTTTGGACCACGTTTGGCAGCATTATTACTAATATTGGTAAAGCCTTTGGATTAATTGGTTCCAATGCGAATGAAGCCAAGGATCCGTTGAAAGCATTGGATGATTTAACTAGAACCATGGCCAATAATAAAGAAGCCGTAAAAACGGTTACTCAGGCCTTACTTGCGGTTTTTGCTATTAAGAAGGCAGCTGCATTCGCCAACAGTATTAAAGGAATTGCATCAACATTTGGATTGTTAAAGGGTGGTGCAGTGGCAGCTTCAGCCGCAGAGGAATCGGCGGCAAAAGCGACTGAAACAGTTACAACGAAGACTGGTCTGTTAGCTAGAATTGCAAGTAGGGTATTTGGATCTACCGGACTTTTGAGTGGAGCAGCATTGAGTGTGCCAGGTTTGTTAGCGGTAGGAGCCGCAATTGTAGCTATTGGTGCTGCAGGTTATGGCCTGTATCGTGCAAAAAAATACAGTGATGAACTAGGTGAGAGCGTCCAAAAATCACAATCACGCTTCGAAAATTATGGTGTTCATATATCCAGTAGTACTGCAAAAGCGGTAGGAAGTATCAATGGTCAGTTTCAGGCAATCAAAGGTGATATGGCTGAGATGGATACGGCTACTGGTCGGGACGCTAAAAAGCTTTCTTCAGATATTGCCACAAAGTACACTAATATTACGCGGACTTTAGTTGGAAAAATCAGAACAGAGGCCAGTGAGGCTAAAACAAACTTAAACAGTTCTCTGACTGGTTTAGGAGCTGTTAAGAGCAACTTGTCATATGACTCCACACAACAAGATGCTAATAGAGCTGTTAAAAAGGTGCAAGCTGCCAATGCAACAATTCAAAAAATTGTTAAAAATACCGGTGGTGACTTGTCTAAGATGACAGCAGCACAACAAGAAGCATATAACAAAGCTAATGATACTTTGGCTTACTATACGTCTGGTTTGGCTCGTTCTGAGGAAGACCAAGAAAGTCTTATGAAAGAATATGCTTCAAGCAATTCTAAATTAAGTGCCGGTAAATATAAAGAATTGAGCCGCCAAGCAGATGATTATTATGCTTCGTCATTAAAAAAAGTACGGTCATTCGTTGCTTCCAATAAAGCTGAAGCCAAGAAGCTGTATGAACAAGGATTGATTAATGGCGCTGAGTATCAGGCTCGTATCGCTCGTTTTACTGCGCAAGAAGAAAGTGTTGTTGCCAAAGCTTTATTAAAGCGTCAGGCAACTCAAAATGAGTTGAATAAACATTATCAGAATACAGGTACTGATGACTTATATAGTGGTACTAGTATTTCTTCTGCATATAATGGGTTGATGGATAAACTGTATGGCAAGGGTTATAAATCCTTGCTAAATGGTACCTATGAAACTCGTAAAGAGTGGATTGCTGAAACTAAAAAGTTAAATGATAAATATCTTGATGCGGAAAAGCTGATGTACACCCAGGACACTAAACTCGGCAAAAATGGTCAGCTTGAATATAAATCACTAAAGGGTAATTACTATCTAACGCAAAAGCAATGGTTAGCTGAGACAGAAGATATTAATGCTAAAACAATTAAATCTGACTTGAAGCGCAATGCTAATTCGTCTGCAACCATGCGAAAGTATGTTAAAGATCAAACTGCCGCTTACGAAAGCGCTGGTCACAGTCGTAAAGTTGCTGTTGCCCAAGCAAAGGTGGATGCTGCAGAATTAATTGCACAGACGAATAAAACCGCAAATGCTACCGAAAAAGCTGCTGAGAAGCAATCTGCAGCTTTTGCCAAGGGTCTTTCCAGAAAGGGGAGCACAGCGGCCCGTGCTGAAATTAAAAAGTGGGGTATAGACATAACCAACACCACTAAAAAGATTGATTTTGGTAAATATGGGCAGCATACAGGAGCTGATTTTTGGAAGGAATTTAAATCTGGGTCAAAAAAGGGCTACGAAATGGCGCGGGTATATTTCCAGGAACAGCTAGATAGTTCAGGCAAAAAGCTTCAACGAAACGGTAGTAAACAAGTTGCTATGTTCAAGTCTGGATTGAACGCTGGTGTCATTAGCCTTAAGTCTTTAAAGTCAAAGTTTGGTTCGTCGATTATGAATTTATTCCCGTCTAAAGGGTTAACTAAATTAGGTAAGGATGATATTAAACTTTTACGTCAAGGCCTGAAATCAGGAACCATCTCAGACTCAATGATGAAGAAGAAGTTTGGTAATGAATATAATGTGTTATTTAAGAAAGACTTATCTAAGCTGGGTAAAAACGATCTAGCTACCTTACGTGCTGGCTTGAAATCAGGAATTATTAACAAGAGCGATCTATCAAAACGGTTCAAGAAAGACCTAGATAGTATTTACAATAAGGATCTATCAAAGGTTGGCAAGAAAACACTCAAGTCATTGGCCGAGGGATATAAGCTAGGCTTGCCAGAAGCTGAAAAGCAAATGCGGGCTTTGCAGAAACTCGTGGGCAATAAAACTAAAATTGATGTCAAAGGTCATGGTAAAACAACTATGGCCGGGTTAAATAAAATGTATAAAACTGGTCAAATCACTACTAATGAATACCTGAATGACCTTCAAAAATTATTGAAGAATAAAACCAATATTAGTTTGAAAAGTAACGGTAGCAAAACTTCCCATACCTACAATACTGGTTTTAAAGATAATTTCGGTGCAATATTTGGCAATGCACATGACTTGTCGAGTGGTGTTGACAAGCGAATGAATCCTGGTAAAAAAGGTAAGCCATATTCAAACGGGAAAACCGTGTCGGAAACGTTTGCTGATGGTTTAGCAGCTAGTGCTAAATACCCATTAGGAAATTCAGCTAAGATTGCTCAAAAGACGGCTGGTAATTTTAATTCTGCAAGTACGGCCAGTGGAGCGTTGAGTAAAGCACTTGGCGGCTCAGATAAGCACACTAAGATTTCTGCGCCGGACTTAACTTATCATTTTGCTACCGGTACATTAGGTAGAAGTATTGGCCGCTTAACTCATTCTATGGTCAATGATGGACCTAAAGTTAACGGAAATAATCAAGAAATTATTTTGCACCAAAATGGGAAAGCAGAACCAATTAAAGGCCAAAATGTTATTCGTGAGCTAGTTCCAGGTGACGAGGTATTAAATGCGGAGCAGTCTCAAATGATGGCCCCTGTGCTTGGACTTAAACATTTTGCGAATGGTAGTCTAGTTGGCAATGTTACCAGCTGGATAAAGAACGCATTTAAAGATGTAACTGACTTTTTGTCACATCCTATCAAAAATTGGAAAAAGCTTATTGATGGTACTTTTGATAGTGGTGGTTTCAGCGGTACTCAAGGATCTACTATTGGAAGTGCCGCCAAGAATTTTGAAAAAAATCAAACTGATTGGTTGAAAAAATTAGCCATTGAAGGTGCTGGAAATCCAGGCGGTGCTGGTGTAACGCGGTGGATACCGTATATCAAGCGGGCCGCTGCCGCCATGCATGTATCTATGCCTGAAGATGGTATTAAGAAGATTCTCAATACTATTAACCATGAATCTGGTGGGAACCCAACAGTGTTCCAACATGGCTATGTGGATGTCAATACTGGTGTTGACCCTGCTCAAGGGTTACTCCAATTTATTGGACAAACGTTCCGATATTATGCGGTTAAAGGCCACGGAAATCGTGCTAATGGTTATGATCAACTACTAGCGTTATTTAACGATTCGAACTGGTATAACGATTTAATGTGGAATCGTGGTTGGGCACCAAGTGGTCATCGTCGTTTTGCAACTGGTGGTGTCGTTGGTCGGCTTACACATGCCCTACTTGGCGATGACCCTACACATCCACATGAAACTATTGTCAATGAAGCTCAGCCAACTGCCGATGGATTACTTTCACAGTCGATTAGTGAACGGGCAAAACAAGACCCTCACGGGTTATACGCTAATTTATTAAAAATTTCCCAACAAACTGCTTTGGGGCAAGCAAGTATGAATCGTCAAGTTGCCGAGACTGGTAGCTTAAATGGATCTAATGACGGTTCCTTAAAAGAACTTACTCATGTTTTGAAATCGGCAGCTACGCAAGGAAATGTCTATTTAGGTGTGCAAAAAGTTGGTAATATTATTCGGAAAGATACAACTAGCAAAACTAAAAATGATGCCTTTTGGGCAGGAAGGACGGTAACACGTTGATTATTGATGGAATTAGTAATAATGAACTGGGTATCACTTTTAATGGTATTCATAGTCGAGACTTTGGTTTACGAGTGAGCTCAATTAGTGATCCAATGCCAACCTTAAATGATGCTAATACTGACATTCAGCCCATGATTGGTGACCTGTATCAAGGAACAGATATTCAAAGTAAAACCATTAACGTTACCTTCCGTCTAGTTGGCGCCAGATCATATCAAGAGAAGTACAAACGGTTACATGATATTTGGGCATGGCTGATGCCTGAAAATGGTGAGGAAGTAGCGTTTACCATTGACTTTTTGCCAAATTGGACTTGGTATGCTCACGTTAGCGCTAGCTTTGATGTTACAGACTCTTTGTACCAAGGAACTTTTACAGTGCCCTTCACTTGTTCTGACCCTCGGGCATACGGACCAATGCGGCAGTATCAAATTGGCCCACGTAACTTAGCCATTGGTGCTGGGGAAGCCTTTACATCCAGTGGTACTGCTGGACAGATTGCCGAACTTTATGAGTTGGATGTGGATGCTGATATTTGGAACGGTACGATGTCGCTTCGATATAGCTGGTCGGCTAGTGATATTACGGGTATGTTTAAAATTCGTAGGGGAATTGTGGATGATGGTGGCATAATTACTTACACAGATTTGTCTACGGTAACTGTGACCACTGCCAGTGGAAAACAGACTACCACCATTAAGTGGGCAGCTGTAACAGCTGGGCAGTCATCATTTCTTTCATTTGACCAGGTTTCTGGCGGTGCCAAAATCCAAATCTATGATCTACAGATTGCTAAGATTGAGGCGTCCGGTTTTGACCAGGTAATTAATGAAATCACTAATTTACCTGACAGTACTTTAGTGACTATTAATTCAGACAATACTGTGACATTGCATGATGCCGATTCCACTGCCGAAAGTTTTCCGACTTTTATTTTGCACCCTCAAACCGATATAACCAAGATAGGAATTGCTGATTTGGGTAGTGAGGATTATCTTTATCTAGGTAGTGAGGTTGATCCTGACAGTACTGATCAAGTCGTGAATAATGAGCCACTAGTTGTCCATGATTACTGTCAGACGATGAATACATGGCATGATTTTTCTAATCCTTCAAGTACAGATTCTGATGCCACTGAATATTTACCCCCATTTGCACTTGAAAATGGCGTCATTGGGGTAGATTCAAAGATGAAAGGACATACTGAAAGCATTGGCGTTGGAACCAACAGTGACGGTTCTTACCGTTTTGGGAAGCCATTACAAGCAGGTAAGTGGAACGGTGCTGGTGCAATGCATAATACTTTCCCTGGTGCTTATACTGATTGGCAAATTTCACTTAGGTTACAAATGAATGTTGGTAGTCCACGAGCACAAGGCAAATTGGAAATTTATCTGTTGGATGAAAATAATTTGCGCATGGGGAAAATTATGCTAAAAGATAATCTCAATAATGGTGAAGCAATTGCCATGGGGGTTGAAATAGGCACTCATGATCAACGCAAGGGCATTTATAATGGCACCGGCAAAATCACCAAAGGAAAAACGACTAAGGTGGCTTTAAAAACCTATAAGAACGGTACATTGTCCAAGAGCACAGTTAAGATAAAGAAAAAATCAGTTGTCCAATATTCAACTAAGTATTTGCCTCAAAGTACTGATAAAAGCATTTTTACTAACTTTTTCGGTACGATTACTTTCAGAAAAGTTGGACATCTTTATAGTGTCAGTATTATGAAAATGGATGTTAACAGTGGCAAAAATGCTTGGTCAACACCAGTTAAGGGGAGCTGGAACGATACGGAAGGAACTTATGATGGCCATAAGTTAGCTAATTGTGCTGTCTACATGGCTAAGTTTCCTATTGCTGAAGATTTAGCCAGCCCAGCTAAGGGGTACAGTAATGATCATATGTATCTAACGGACCTGAAAGTCTATAACATTATAGATGGTGGCAATGATGCCTTACAAACACCAGTTCCAATAGCCAAAGCGGGTGATGAAATTCATATCAATACTAGTGATGGCACGATTACTAAAAATGGTAATTTGTTTAATAGTAGCAACAATCACCTCATTAAGGCACCTGGTTCTAATGTATTAGGGCTGTCATTAAGAGGCGCTGCTGATAAGACATTGAGCTTCTATCCGACTGAGGGCTGGTCTCTTGCCCATCAGTCGGTATTTTATTAAGAAGGTGTTTTTGATGAGAACGATCACTATTTATGATAATAGTCTGAATGAGACAACTTCCTATACGTTAGACAATCATGGTATTCCTTACTTTGGTCATACTTATACTTGTCAAATTGAAGATACTGACAATGGTCGATTGTGGGAAGATAGCAATACCTTTTCAGTTCTAAATAAGTATCGTCCAGCAAGCACACCAACAAGTGCTTGTTTTTTTGACTGGATTGGACCTGACAATCGTATTTATCGTTATCGGATTACCGATATAACCGATTATAGTGGTCAAGCGGCTAATGGATTACTGCCCTATACCACGTTTACGGGTGCCAATAAACTTGCTTTTGATTTAGCAGGAATTTCAATTGAAGATAAGACTTGGATTTCACCGACATTGAAAGAAGTTGTGGAATATGTTTTAGGTGGTACAGGTTGGGAGATTGGTGAATTTGATGAGTTAGGGCTAACCACTGACAGTCCAACTAACTTTGCCATTAGTGGTGCATCTAATGCCCAAGATGCTTTCAGTACAATGATCTCTAGCTTTAGTTGTGAGGTGCGAGCTTATATTGAAGTCGACATGTACGGTAATCAAAAGCAAGTAGTTGATATTGTTAAAAACTTGGAACCGGTTGTCAATAGTAATTTTGCCACATTAACAGATCAGTCAACTAATCTGTATACTGATCCAACACTAGCAAATTCACAATATACTGGTGACCCTACACAAGGGAGAACCATTGAATACCGAGCGGGTCTGGCAGGGTTTCAACGTGCGCAGAATTGGCAAGCGTTGTACACAAGAATTTACCCGATTAGCCAAAATGGTACCACAATCCAAGCCGTTAATAATAATTCACCATACGTTTACGATACCGATGCTCAAGCATACTGGTTAGGTAGCGGGCAACCTTATCGAACTTTGAAAATAACCAACGAAAACATTGGCAATCTTAGTGGCTTGAAGTCATGGGCGCAGTCCCAATTAAAAATTTATAATCATCCCGAATTCACTTATACCATCACAACTGCTTTTATGCGTCCTGAAGATATGCCTATGCTAGGGACAACTAATTATATTGCCAATTTTGATGTAGAGCCTACTTTGACAATCTTGGCGGAAGTTATTCAAGTTGAGATACATGATGATGCACCAGCAAGCAATGTGATTACTTATGGTGAGTATCGGACATTAAACCCAACTTCGCCAGCATTAATTGATCAATTGCGTAGTAGTATATCTAGCGCAATTGCTAAAGCTAAAAAGGACGCTAGTTCGATTAAACCGGTCGCTTTAACCCCTGACGGTAACAACTTCACGGATACCACGCAGACTAAACGACTAATTTTACAAGCTTGGGAAGGTAGCACTAATATTTCATCCTATATTGATAACAAGGGCTTCATTTGGCGCCGTTATAACACTGATGGCACGGTTGACACCAGCTACCAACAAACCGGCTACTTAATTAATGCGGCTAGTAACGCTGTCGGTACCTTACACGGCACGATTGAATCCGACTATATCCAAGATGACCCTGAGATTAAGCTAGACACCACTAATATCAGCTATTTAGGCGTCTATGGTCCCGATGATAATGGGGCGCATTCAGCGACCCAATATATGGCACGCTTAAGCAATGGACAGTACCTAACCAGTCGTGCTCGTGACGATAGCGGCTCTAATGATACCATGTTTGCTTTACAGGATAGCAAGTTTGCTGTGCAGTCAGTGATGTTACAAATTCACGGTCAGCATGGTGGGACGTTCGGCGTGCAGGAGGTTAATAACACGATCTATATTTGGTCGATTGTCAGCTTAAAGAACGATGGTAATTATATTCTGGTACGTTTTCCCTATGTAGCTGGCGTTACTTTACAGCCTACTGATAGTCGCGTGCAACAAATAATGGCACTTAAAGGTTACGGCCGAGTTAACTATGACCGTCAACATGACCTAGTTTCAATTGGCTATTCCGATGGCAGTACCGATATTATCAAAGCTAGTGACCTGTTAGCTGGCAATTACAACGTGCTATACAACTTTAATATCACCGATTATGGGATTGATTTTAACCAGAACACTTACCAATCTGAATGCCTAGACTTCCCTTACTTCTACTTTGCGGCCGGTGGTGGTGAAGCTGAGACTACTAACGACCCCCATAAAGTGTGGGCGTTAAATGTTGTCCATAAAGGGGCCGAGTTTGAAGCTTACTTTGACAATGATATGGTAATGCCCAACCTAACCGATGAAAGCCGTGAAGTGGAAACTTGCAACGTGTTTTACCAAGGCACACAGGCCTACTTGTTAGTGACCTTCAACACCCGGGTACTAGAAATTGACCCCTATTCAGCTGAAAAGGAAAAGGTGTACACAATACCCATTACGAAACGATCGGCAGCTAGTGTGATTGATAAAGGGACAATCAATGAAAATGATAGCACGGCCGATTAGAAGGGAGGTGAATTAGATGGCTGAATCTAATGCAACTCAGGTCATTCTAACCGATGATGGCATTAAGATTATCAAGGCTCAAAATACGGCTAATAATGCGGCTAGTGGAGTTGCCAACTTAAACGATCCCAATTTAATGAGCGTCATTGAAAAGCAGACCCAAGCGGCACAATATGCCGGGTTAACTAGCCAGTATAATGTGGTGATAGCCCGGGCTAAAGAGGCCAGTATCAGTACGACTGCTTTAACGACAGCCTATACTAATCTGAATACCTTCATGTCAGTTATATTAACGGATACCACTAAAGCTAGTGACGTTGACCGGGACACTTATAAGAGTCTCACAGGCGCTTATAATACGGCTCTAAGCAATGTACAGACCGCCTTAAAGGACGCCTATAACACTGACATTGATAACATGCAGTCTAGTGTATCGGTAGCTAGTCAAGCGGCTTCTAGTGCTGCTATAGTCGCTTCACAGGCAACTACAACGGGTAATAATGCTAGTCAGGTGGCTTCACAGGCGGCTAGTGCGGCTAATCAAGCTAGTGCTGATTACACAGCTTTAAGTGCTGGCGTTAAAGATGGCTCAGTTATCAATATCACGACTAAAACAGCCATTAAAGAGGGTGTAATTGGAACGGCTGAAATAGCTGACGCCGCTATCACTGACGCTAAGATAGGCAATATTAGCGCTAACCATTTAACGGCTGGTACGATTGATGCTAGTAAAGTAACAGTGGCTAACTTAGACGCTGGGAACATTACCACTGGAACACTAGACACTGACCGATTAAATGTTGGCAAACTATCAGCTTTAAGTGCCAATTTAGGTGACGTTACTACCGGCTCACTTAAAGGTGTCGACATTGTGGCTAACACGTTTAGCACGCCTAATGGCTCATTTACAACTGATGCAAACGGTAATGTGGTTGCAAGCAACTTAACAATCCGGGGCGTTACTAACCTAGTTTATAATGCGGCATTATTAGGTAATTCTGGCACATATCCAAATACAAAAGTTCCCGGTTGGAATTTATTCACTACAGGATACTATTCAAACGCTACTTTGCATGACGGTGTTCCTTCAATTGGATTTAACGCTTCAACTGGTTCTGGGACTTGGGTAACGTTTGCACAATCTAAGCTATACCCATTAAATGGTTTGCACGGTCAGCCTTATAGCGCGTCCGTTTGGTTTATTGACGATGGTAGTGAAGCTGCCATGAATTATCAATTTACACTAGCGTTCTTTGACTCAAATGGTAGCAGGATTAGCGGTGGTTTTGCTGGTAACACGTGGAAGGGTAACCCAACTGCACAAGGATGGGCCTACAAGACGATTAACAATATCGTCTCACCAAGTAATGCAGTATACGTTGCTATCCAATATTGGGCATACAATGGCACTGGTCATGCTCTATTTAGCTCACCTATGCTAACACAAACTGCTCAATCAACAGGGTACCAGCCAGATACAGGTAATATTGTCAGCGCTGGCGAGATAGATGGTTCGGTTATTAATGGTTCAACTATAAATGGGACAACGTTTCATGGTGGCGACATTATTAGCAATGCCAATAACACCGCTAAATATTATCCAATGACTATTACGCCAGACGGGGCGTATAAGTCGACGTACTTTGACAGTGCGGTTGGACTGCAATCAAGCGTTGAATCTGGGGCGATTAGCTATAAATATCGCTCAATGATCGGTAGTGGGCAATACTTAGCTTATGATTCAGTAATTAACGGTCAAGGTTTCGAGTCGCAATCAGGTTATACGTCAGCTAAAGATACAACTTTTTCCAATCCGGAGACAATCACGGGCTATGTTAACGTAACACCAGCCTCAGGAATCTATCTATATGGGCCAACACAAAAAATAAACTTTGCTGGTAATGCCGATAATATTGGCAGTAACGGGATTACTATGGATGCTTATGGCAATATATATGCACAAGCGAATTCTTCTTATTGGCGAATTAGAGATATTAATAGCAATGATATTGCTGACTTCGGTATCGACACTGCCGGTGCTAACAATATTTTCTTGCATCGCGAACTGGATATTGGTAACTTCCAAATTAACACTGGTCATACGTTTACTAGTGCTGATAATCAAGCTATTCACTTTGCAATGGGGAAAGGTGGTGCCGCTGACATCTATGCGGGTGCCGTTCACTATACTAGCTTAGTTAAATCGTCCCTATTAAGCGTTAAGAAGGACGTTCAAAAGGCTAACACAGCTTATTGGGCACAGCTAATTAATGCAATCGACCTAGCCACTTATCAGTACAAAACTGACGATAATACCAGCCATATTAGGCTATCTAGCATTGTTGATGATGTGAATGATACTAAGCAGTGGCAATTGCCAGACGTCTTTATCAGTCGTGACGAAAAAGGCAAGCTAAACGGAGTGGATGACTCAGTACTATTGAATGCCACCCTAGCCACGGTGCAAGAACAGCAGAAAGAAATTGACCAATTAAACGGTCACAACATGGAACTAGAAGCTAGATTAAACAAATTGGAGGCCAAATTAAATGGATAGCATTTTAATTACAAATTATAAACCAGATTACACGAACAACATTATGACTATTAGCATTCAGATTAATACACTAGCGATTAGCTCACAGGTTAGCATTACCATGGACGACTTTAACACTGCCATTGTTGGTGGTGTTGATAACGTTAAATTAAAGGTGTTAAACACGCTGATTGATAGTCTGACTGCTTTAAAGCCAGTTACCACGACTACGACAACGACCACACAGGAGGATTAAATTATGAATATCGATGCACAGGCTTTAATTAACAAGATGACGAGTAACTATGCCCAAGCAATTGCCGTTAAAGACCAGCAATTAGCGATGGCTCAAGTTCAAATTGACCAGCTCAATGCAAAATTAGCTGAACAGCATAAACCTAATAAAGCAAAAGTTTAGGAGGGATACAGTTGAATAAACGTAAATTAAAGGCACTCATCTTAATGGTGGGCGCCATTTTTATGGCCTTTTTAATGGTCAATGTTACCAGTCAGGCGTCAACTAGCCGGGAACAGGGGGTTGACTGGTCTAAGTATAACGGTAATAGTGGAACATTCGGCTATAGCACCGATAAGTTCGTGCTATCACAGGCGGGTGGTTTTTATGGTGGCACTAATATTCCTCAGACCACGTATAACAGCCAAGTTAAATCAGCTCAACAGGCTGGTAAACGAGTGCATACCTATTTATGGGACGGTGTCGGTGGCAATATGACCAATGCCAAGGCTATGATGGCCTATTACTTGCCACGCGTTAAGACGCCAAAGGGTAGTATTGTAGCGCTAGACTATGAGGATGGTGCTTCAACTAGCATGTCAGCCAACACTAGTGTCATTCTAGCTCAAATGGCTCTCATTAAGAACGCTGGCTATACCCCAATGCTTTATGGTGGCAAGGCCTATCTAAGTGCCCATGTTAATGTTAGCTTGATTTTGAAGGCATACGGTAGTTGTTTATGGGTACCTGAGTATCCAGACTATCTGGTTAGAACTAGCCCTGATTATAACTGGTTCCCTAGCATGGACGGCGTGGCTATCTTCCAATTCACTAGCATGTATAAAGCAGGCGGATTAGATGGCAATGTCGATTTAACGGGCATTACTAAATCAGGCTACACGACTGCTAGCAAGAAACAAGCTCAAACCAACGTTAAGCAGGCTCAAAAGGCTCAGGCAGCTAAGAAGGCCACCTTTAAGGTTGTTAAATATAACCAGCAAGGAGTGTTCTATCCTAATCGGACACTAGCTGTTCGCTACACGGATTCAGACAAGGTACGTCAAGTTGCTACTTATCATAAGGGTGAGAGTGTAATTTATAATGCGGTCATTATTGAACACGACTATGTCTGGGCGCGTTATACCCGTTCAAACGGCCTGTATGGCTTTATTAAACTAGGTGTCACCAACGGGCAGGCCTACGGGAAGCGGGTGGTCTACTGATGGCACAAGGTAATATTGATGACACAACTAAGATGCTAATTGATATTAAAGAGGATGTGGCGGCTACGAAGGCTAAGGTAGAAGACATTGAAAAAAAATTGAATCAAGTGGATAGCATTGATGGCAAGGCTGATAAGGCTTTAGCTAAGTCTATTGAGGTTGAGCACGAAATTGACCGGGTGACCAACATTCAAAACTGGGTGATTGGGGTCTTGGTCAGCGGAGTGCTCGTCACGTTAGTTATTTACATCGCAGAAAAGTTCCTTTAGGAGGGAAAATAATGACAAAATTTTTAAATGTAATTCAGGCAACACTCAAAGCTAACTACAAAAAGCCTGCTTATTGGGCCCAGATTATCGGGTCCGTGTTGATCATTGGCTTAGCTGTCGCAACGGTCTTCTTTGGTGTTAAGATTGACGCTAATGCAGTTGTGTTAGTGATTACCGCCGTGGGGGCAATCCTAGCTTTTGTCGGGGCAATTACGGATAATTCTATTTTGGAAGATACCGGCAACACGATCAAGACCAAGTCGAACGCGTTAGCTTCTACGGAACAAACGGTCGTGGAAGCCTTGGCAGAAGCTCAGGCTAAGATTGAAGCAGCTAACTCAGCAGCGGCTAGTCAAGCCGAAGCCCAAGCATCACAGGCAGTAGTGGCCGCGTATAGTCAAGCAGCTAGTGCGGCGGCAGTTGGTGACACGGTCACGGCTAGTTCAGCAGCCACTTTAGCGTCATCACTAGCGGCTAATTTGGATAGCAATGCGCAATCAGATGCCGAAACGGCGTCAGAATCCGCCTCACAAGCAGGTAAATAGTAGTATAATTAAATATTGAATTTGCTAATCCTCTGCGTTTCGGCGTGGGGGATTTTTTGCATAAAAAAACCGCTTGCTGTAAGGGCAGACGGCTAATACATAAGAGAAAGTATCTTAGCGAAAGAGGAAACCAGATATTAGTAAGTCCCATTATTATCATAGAAATATATGAGAAATCGTGCAACTTTAATACTCACTACTGTGAAACTACATTACTGGTAATTGGCAGGTGGCATTCTAAAGCCAGTGTTTCTCACACGTATTACACGGTCGTTTCGGGTGATAGCTGGTGGTCAATTTGCCCAACTCAACGGTCTAGGCATGTATACCTTGGCAGTGCAAAATGGTAAAACAATCTATATCAACGATTTATCCAGGCACAAAATTGATTATCAAATAGACGAAACCCTCACACTGGCAATTGCTGGTGTGAGGATTTTTTTAAGTAATCAAATTGTGTCGAGTTTATTGCATTATCAACTATAATAAGATATCCTTATTATAGTTTGTGACACTATATGCGGTGCGAAGGTGAAAATCATTAGTTCAATTGAAAAGTTAGAGCGTAGATTTTATGCAGATAAAATCCCCAAAAACATTAAGTTTGAAGATGCTGAAAGATTATTGAAATATCATGGTTGTAAACTTACGAACAAAAGTGGTGGATCGCACTATGCAGTTACACATCCGAGTATTGATCGCACAATAATTATTGCAAGGCATAATACAGCGTTAAAAAGATACAATATCAATGATATTAAAGCTTTTATTGATGATATTACCACAAATTAATGTGGAGGAACGATAATGAAAAACCTAGAATATTATATGAATCTAAAATATCAGATACAAATTAATCCGATAGAAGAAGATGATGGTGAAGAATATTTTCAGCTTGTGATTCCAGATCTTCCAGGATTTAAAATATATGAAGATTCTATCCAGGAATTAATGGAAAACGTTGAAGATGCAAAAGCGGCGTGGTTTATTTCCCGTATAACCGAAAAGAAAGAAATACCGATGCCTAATACAATTAAAAATAATTATTCAGGACGTATTACTTTGAGAATAGCTAAGTCATTGCATCGTGAATTAAGTATAGGTGCTATGCAAGATGGAATTAGTTTAAATAGTTACATTAGTAATCTACTACTGTTAAATAACAATCAGAATGCTATGCAAGATAAATTTGATGCGATAAGAAAAAGTATTGAAAGATTAGAGTCATTAAAGAAAACATATTATGTGACATATAATATATCCAATGCTCAAGAAAACACTAGAATTAAGTCGGTTGATGCACTCTCTAGTTTTTCTTTGAAATCTTTTGAAGGAGTTCAAGTTTAA